GCGACGGGGGCATCCACTAACGCACCCTTCTCCGTGCGGTTGCTGATTATTTTCACTCCCTCCAGCGGAACATCCTCGGAGGGGTCTACATCCAGCACCACCCCGGTATGCTCCGTAAATGCTTCCTTCATGTCCTCATACGTAGTATTTTCAGTTTTCATGCTGCACCTCTGGCCTGTAGCCATCTCTAACTGCTATTAGGGCCGCCCCAAGGTCTGCGGCCACGTCTGACTTTTCTTGTTTTAATGGTTGTATTGCCTGCCCTGCACGTACCTTCTCGTCGCTGTACCCATCTGCCAGGCATACAACATCATTGCGCCTGTTATGCTCCTGCATATCCCGATGATTGGCGATAATTGTGCCGTCTACGGAGGACTTAAACGCCTCGAACTTACCTCTTACATACCCTTTCGGGGCTGAAAACACCTTTTTAACCATCCTGACACCACACTCAGGGCAATCAGGAGTGTCAAGACAGTCAGCCACAGCACGCAGATACTCAGCTGTAGCAGCGCACGTGGGACATTGACTCTCATATACTGGCACTCAATCCTCCTCCGGCTCACTAGCTTCCTCATCCATCTCCTGCTGCTCCATCTGCGCCATCATGTCGCACGCATGGGCAGCACCCTGCGCTTCGACCTTGGCGGCAGCGGTCTCAGTAGCCTCGTCCAGCTTGAGCAATGCAAGCTCCCGCTTGAACTCAAGCTCCAGCGCATACATACGCTGCTTATGCGCGTACTCCATGGCCTGCTCCTGCTCTTTAGCCTGCTGCGCCTGCGCCTGCAGTGCGGCCTCGCCTGCGAGCTTATTGCGCTCCACCTCCGCATCCAACTCGGCCTGCTGCTGCTCTAACGCCATGCGCTGCTGCGACTCCTGCTGGGCAAGCATCGCCTGCTGCTGCATCTTCTGATCTTCGCGCTGGGCAGTGACCTGAGCCTCTTGCATCTTGAACTGGAACTCACGCTCCTGCGCAGCTGCATCAGCCTGGGCTTTAAGCTCCTCGGGCGTAGGTGGGGGTGGTTGCGGGTTGGCTGCGGCCGCAGCCTGCTGCTGGATAATGCTCTCCAGCTCCTTATCAATGGCGCCCTCGACCTCCGCACCGCCGCGATACCCGGCAACGGTAAATTTGAGCATGGTCAGCATTAGCGGCGCCATCTGCGGAGAACTCTGCATCATAGGCACCATAGACTGCAAAAACTGGCTTATGTAGCCCATCAGCTCCATGCGTTGGTCCTTCTCCAGCGCCCAGTCGGCCTGCACCAGAGAATCTGCCTGGATACTGACGTTATACTGCGCTAATTGGTCATTCCGCAGCATTTCAACCGCTGGGAGGATGTACTCCTGGTCATGTGGGTCAAGTTGGCCCACGATCTGAGCTAATTTAGTGTCCGAGTACAGCTGGACCATCATCTCGCCCATGATATTCAGGACGCCTGTGACAAATTCAGCCACATCCCGCTGGTAGCCGTTCATACGCACACTGGCGAACTGCGCCTTGATGCCCTGCGCCTTGGCAGTCTCGTATTGGTTGCTAGAACCCCGAACAATGTCCGACATCCCCGTAATTTCGTACAAAACGCCTTTTACTGCCTCATATTGAGCCTGTAACTGCTGTAAAACAGTTACCACCTGCTCTACTGGGTACCACTGGATGCCGTTACCCTTCTCTGCGAGCATGGCCCAGTTATCCACAGGGATCAGCATATTCTCTGCGCCCGACAGCATCCGGCCAATTTCAGGGGAACTGGCGTCGTAGATGCCCGCCACCTTGATCGCGGTGATAATCAGGGAAATCCGGGCGTATAGCACGTCGAGCTGGGTATATTGGTCCTGCGCGATGTGGTAGTCCGTCACCGGCAGCAGCGCGGTGGTGTTCGCGTTGGCGATCAGCGGCGGCGGGCAGGGAAAAAAGTCTTTTAGCCCGTAAGGATCGGCCTTGATCTCAAACGGCTCCTCTGCCCCAAGGGATAGCCACTGCACGGTACGAGTCTTTTTGTCCCAGATCTCATACACCAGGTACGTAGACTCCGTAATTTCCTTCGGCGTGAGACTGCTCTGGTTGTTTTTGGAGGCTTGCACCTGCGTCATGGCCTCCTCACCCCAACGCTCCACAATCTCAGCCTTGGTCAGGTTCAATTTACGCCCTACCCACGGCACACTAGACCAGTCACGCGCTGGGCCGTAGATAAAATCCTCCCAATACACACGATCTACGAACACCTGCTCGGAACCCTCCATCGGGACGCCCTGCTCGTCAGTCTCCATCTCGAACCGTACCCACACCTGCCCAGTGCCGGGCACCAGACGGTCTAAAATGGCAGCTCGCACAGCCCCCTTGAAGTCCACCGCGCACTGGATCTCGTAATTCAGCCCGCGCTGCATGATGATGCTGCCCACACGTGCCACGTCGTTCTGCGTATCCCCCTTATGCACTCTGGAGACATCGGCCTTGGGGAGACTATTGAACAGGGACTCCTTTAGCGTGTTGACGTTGGCGTAGAAGATGTTGGCGCGTTTGATGTTGGTGTCTCCACCCGCCCCGCCGTCACGCTTATCCGCGTATCTCTCATACACCCTTCGACCATGCTGGAGAGCAGGGTCAAGGAACTTCTCGGCTTTTTTAATGCGTGCGTCGAACTTGGTCATATCCTGGCGTCCCTTGTGCGCGATTCTCGCGCCTCAAATAGTGAAAATAAGTTCATGTGCGCGTTAGGTGGCGGCGCCTGCAGGTTACGCCCCTTGTCCCCCTGCTTCAAGGCGCTCGTGTTAGTCGCCAGCGCCAGCATTCTCGCCGCATCAGCCGGGTTACTGCACCAGTTATGCTTGGGCGCTGCCCGGAACATCTGCGTTTTAGCGTCCCACTCACGCTCATACGCCTTGAGTGCTGCCACGCCGATGCGAACATCTGGGCTGGCGGTGTTGAAATACCATTTAGGCAGACTTTTACGCACGGCCTGGATGCCGTCCTGCACAGATAGGCTCGGCACGATCTGAGTTTTCATGCCCGCAGCGATCATCTGCTCCCGCACAGATTTACCCGTCTGGAAGGATTTATTTTTAGCGTCGTGCGGCAAGTACGCCGTACCGTAGGCGTAGGGCTTCTCACGTAGTACGGTCAGCACGTCATCCACCGAGAACCCGCTGACAGTGAAAAAGTCAATAATAGCCAGCTCCGAGCCATTGACCTGCGCGAACCAGACGGAGGTATCGTCCGAGTAACCAATGTCCCACGCGGTCAGCACCAGCTTGTTAGGATCGTAGGGAAAAACCCCCTCGTGCGTGGTGGATTGCTCCTCCATCTGCGCCGCGTAGAACGCCCCGCGTACCGCTGCGGTGAACGAACACTCATACTCCTGCTGGTAGGTCTCGGCGTCCGTGCCCGGCGTGTTGCGTAGCGAGTGCAGCTTGGCGTCCGACAAGATCCCACTCTCGCTGGCCTTCACCATCATGGTGAACCACCCTGGCGTGGTCTGCGCCCCCTCCCATAGATCATAGAAGTGGTTTTTACCGTGCGGCGTGCCTAGAAACACCACCCAACCATCACGGTCCGCCAGCGCCGCCGCCAAGACCTCGGAGTACAGGTTAGGGTGAATTTGCGCATACTCGTCGATCACCACCCCGTCAAAATAATTCCCCCGGAGCGCGTGGGGGTTATCAGCCCCGTACAGCCGCACGATGGCGCCGTTGTGGAGTCTGACGGACAGCTCGGACTCCATGACCTTCTCGGTCAACGGCGCCGCGTAGTGCTTCAAATACTGCCAGGCAATAGATTTAGCCTGCTCACGGTAAGGCGCCACGTACCCGTACCGTGGGAACGGCAGGTGACACTGGATCGCCTTGTCGATGAGGTCGTTCACCGCCATGACCGTCTTCCCCATCCTACGATGGCAGACGCATACCGCAGACTGCTCCGCACGTGCGTGGAACGCCAGCGCCTGGGGGCGGGGGATGTACTCGGAGGTGAGGACCTTCCTGTTACTCACGCGGGGCGACCGTAGCTCGGGTGAACCCCTAGCGTTGTACGCAATAACTGCGCAAACTCAATGGCGTGGGCCAGTGCAGCCTCAGTACCACCTAATTTACGATCCGAGAACGAGGCTGTGTGACCCAACACATTTAGCTGCCAAGTAGGGCGGTTGTAGTGGCGATAAATACCAAGATGCCCGGATTTAGCACAGGAATTAACCCGGTTTCTGGCATTTTGGCGCGAAGTCACCTCTCGTAGATTGCACCAACGGTTGTCCCCCCTAGCCCCGTTGATGTGGTCAACATCCAAGGTGGGGAAGCTACCCGTCATGTACAGGAAAGCCAGACGGTGCGCGCGGTAAGACCTTCGCCGGTAGCGAATACTCCAATACCCACGCAATGTAAGGGTCCCAGCAACGTCACCAGCCTCAACACCACTACCATTACGAACCAACCAAGTAAAAACACCAGTCTCAGGGTCGTAATGGAGAAGCTCCTTCAGCTCACTCTGGGTCAACATCAGTCACCTCCAGAAATTCAGCGTCCTGCGGCTCATCTGGAGCTGGCCGGTTAAGCGGGGACTGGGGGACTGCGCTTCGATACTCTAAAATCTGCCCCACAACACCTTGAGCTGAGTCTTTAGGTAATATCACAGTCAGCAACTTCAAGAAATCCTTGTAGTTCTGCTCGTCATTAGCCCACCGAGTCAGGCGATCCACACCACCGACCATCTCGAACGATTGTTGGAACGCCTGCTCGATCTGCTTGCGCGAGAAAAGTCAGACGTGGCCGCAGACCTTGGGGCGGCCCTAATAGCAGTTAGAGATGGCTACAGGCCAGAGGTGCAGTATGAAAACTGAAAATACTACGTATGAAGACATGAAAGAGGCGTTTACCGAGCATACCGGCGTGGTGCTGGATGTAGACCCCTCCGAGGATACCCCCTTAGAGGGGGTGAAAATAATCAGCAACCGCACGGAGAAGGGCGCGTTGGTGGATGCTCCCGTCGT